CAACAAACCATCTGTTTTCTTCTGGAACAGATTGATCGTCTAATGAACTCGCCATTATAAGCATTGTATTTACAGCAGTATCTCCCGGAGTAGTTGCACCACCAATATCAAGAGCAGTACCTAATGTACCGATACCTGAAATCTGTTTTGTAGTTGCACCTGATTCTCCAGTTAGACCTGCGTTGGTTGCCATTAAATCTAAAACATTTGCATCATACTTTCTTTTGAGAGAGTATGCACCAGATGATGTTGCTAATGCTTCAAAGTTAACGTGTGACTGACGTTCTTCGATATCGTCAATCTTAAACGCAAATGCGTTTGCTTGGTCAACAACCATAGTAATTTGGTCATCTGCCAAGTCTTGAGTATTAACTACAGAACCTCTTGTGTATGAGGATACTGTAATTGTCGGTTCTTTGATAATATTAACCGTATCGCCAAAGTTCTCAATTTCACCAGCATAGTCTGTATTAGTTATATCTTCTACAACCGATGCTCTGCGAAAGAATTTAAGAACTTTTTGGCTGAAAATAGACGGTGTAAAATTACCACTAGGCAGGTTTGCGTAACCTGCAGCTGTATCAAAAGCCATCGCTTTTCTCCTTAAAAGTTGTTAAAATTAGGAATTAAAATCAATACGACCTTCTGCTCTAGCTAAGTCAATATCTTTTTCAAAACGTTCAAACTCTGGTCCTTTGAGCCTAGAAATTTCAGAAGCTTTCCATATGCGTTTGCCACCATTGGGATTAACGTTTACTTCCCTTGCTTGTGCAGGGGTTATCGCTGATGCCGCTGTTGGCTTTGTTGCTCTTGGTTTTTTACCTATGCCAGCATCTACTTTGTAAAGGTCTATAACTCTAGATGCCCATAACGCATCTGTGTTGTTTTTATAGATACCATCTGCAAGAGATGCAGGTTGAGTTTCCAACCAATCTAGAAATTTTTTGTCTTTTCTAATCTCATCAAAATCAGGGTGTTTCCTTAGAAGTTCTTCGTAAGCTTTCTGAACAACCAAATTCCTTTCACGTTCACGAATTGTTTCCAACTCTTTATGAAGATCTTTTGATTTTTCTTCAGCTTGTTGATGGGCAACAGTTTGTACAACTGCATACACATCTGGATACTCAGTCTTAAATTGCTCCAATTCTTCTGGAGTTTTAGGCATTTGAACATTAGTCTTTTGAGCTACGGAGTTCTTTATAGCGTTTTCTAATTCGCTTTTTTCAGATTTCCATGTATCAAGTTTTTGGTCATAATGCTTTTTAAGGTCATCGTATCTTTTTTTAAAGTCAACTTCTTCAGATTGTTTTGACTCAACGAAACTTGTATTCTGTTGCACCGTAGCTGCTTCTTCTGCAGGGGATGCTTCTACTTCCTGTTCATCATCGTCATCTTTGTAAACGTCTTTACGGTATGCGTTTCTGTACAGGTTTTCGTCATTTATAGTTCCAAAGGAATCATTGTGTTTATTAGCTCTGTGGCCGCTTGGTTTCTTTGCCATGATAATTCTCCTTCTAGCAGTGCCACATGGCTTGGGGTGGCTGCTCGGTAATGTAGGGCTGCTTTATTGCAGGTAGCTACGTTTTTTAGTTCCTCATTCCTAATTGAGGTTTAACTCCCTGTCCAAGTATATTCCCTAAAAATGTTTTTTGGGATAACCCTTCAGGTTCAGGAAGAGGTTCTAATCTCTCTTTAAACTGAGACATTGAATCAGCTTTTTTCTTTTTTAACTGATCAGATGCTCGTTTTTTTGTTTCTACAGATCTTAAAAAAGATTCTTCTGGGTATTCCGTTTCAGGTATGTCAGCAGGGCGAATATGCTCATGCCTACCTGTAGAACCTTCAATGTTCTCTGTTATTAAATATTCTCCTGCTTGCACTTTTTCTTCAAACTCTTCTTTACTAAGTCCAACAGGGCTTATATCTGAGGTGTCTGGATTCCAAAAGAATAAAGACCCTTTTGTAAAATCTCTTTTTGTTCCAGCTAATACTTTTTTTGCAACTTCTACTTGTCTATCAAATTCTTTTAACCCACCTGCTCTTGATAATAATTCTGATAATTGTACTCTAAGATCATACTTTTCATCTCTACCACTAATTTCTAAACCAGTAAATTCATATGCTCCTTTACCAGTTTTTTGCAACAAGACATCTGCAACAGAATTTAATTTACCAAAGTTTCTATAATCTGATTTTGCACGGTTATTAACAACGTGCATTACAGCTTCCATACCTTTATCTCCTAGTTTACTCGCTTCAGTAATAGATAGTAAGGCTAATAATTTTTCTTCAGGAAAGCTACTAATAATTTCATCTGTCTTTTTTCTAGCTTCCTCTGATCCTTTAAATCTATCTTTTATGCTATTATAAAATCTAACAATATCTGGATCACGATTTGGTTTTGATACAGGTACTGATATATCTCCACCACTTGCGTATCCATTTAAAAATCCACCTGATGCTGCAACTCGTCTGTCAACTTCTGGTTTACCTTGATCATTAAATTGATTTAACGCATCATATCCTATAGTTTCAGCAAGAGGTTTTTTAACAAGGAACTCTCCTTTTGATGCTAGTACATCCCCAGACCCATCCATACCAACTCCTGAAATGTCTCCTACATCAACTCCTTTTTCTCGTGCCTTCTGCAATCCTTGAGATATAATTTGATTAAACATCTGCGGATCTCTTTCAATTGCTGCGGCATTAATCATAAAGTCGCCATCATCAGAATCTATTGGGTAATCGTCAGCTACAGTTTGTGCATCTGTTACTTGATCTGGATTCATTCCACCTATAAAACCACCAGTGTTAAATTCTCTAAAGTCATCTTCAGCTTTAAATTGATCTTCAATTACACTGTCAGAAATATTTGCTGCATCTTCTGCTCCCCTATTTGTTTCCTCTACAGCACTTTGTTTTTCTTCAGTAGTTAATCCTGCAGCAGATTGTACACCTTCTGGAGTTCTTTGATATGCATCTCCCATTCCTTCTGACCCAAAATATTGAGCATCAGCACTAAATCCTCTTTCTTTTTTCATTTTTTCAAAAGAAGCTTTACCAGTAGCATATTCAGAACCCTCTACAGTTTCTCTGTCATCCCCATAGTATCCAAAAGTTTTGACTAAACCCTGTCTTTTATTTTCTAAATTTTTAATTTCAGTAGCACGTTTTTGTGATGAATTTTCAAAAGCCGTTATAAATGCTTTTTTAGAAAGTGGATTTTGCATATTGTATACTGTATCCCCATATATAAACACATCAGGAACATTACCCACTAAGTTTTTTGTTGTTACTTCTTTTCCTAATAAGTTACGTTTACTTACATTTAACGAAACACTTGAAAATCCTCCAGTTGGACTCCACACTAGCCCTGCTCCACCAACACCTTCATCCATAAGTTTTTGAATATTGGCTGCGTGTGCTTTTTCTGTCATTCCTCCAAATAAACTTAAATTACTTAATATATTTGGATCAGATGCAATTCCTGTTTCAAATTTACTAATAGAAGCAGATTGTCCTTTCTGCCCTACTGGAAACTCAGGGACATTTAATGTTACAGCCTGTCCCTGTATTTTATATTTACCATCCATCATCCACTGTAACCTTAAAGCATCTTGTCTAGCTTTGTCATATGGATCAGCATCTCTGCCATCCTGTAATGCAGCACCTGTTGATACTGGAATTGGGGGTGAAGGATCTTCTTCTGATTCTACATCTTGTCCTAAGTTTTTTAACACATCCTTATACATTTCAGGATATAGCCCCTTAAAAAATTGATGAAAGAAACTGTACCTGCCACCTGTATCTGATGATGGATAAAATCCATTTGGAATAAGAGTTGTCATGTGTTATCCTTTAATTTTTGTACTGCCATATAATCATTCTTCAATCCCTTGAGGGTTTCCAGTAAACGAAGCTTCCCCTGCAGCTGGCGTAGCTCCGACTCCAGTGGGGCTGCCATCAACGCTTGCACCGTCATTTCTGTTAGGTGCTGAAGGTGTTCCTCCAGTGCCACCCATGCCTGTTGGTTGTTGACCAGTGGGCTGAGACTGCTGGCTTGCTTCTTGTTGAGCATTTTGTAATCCTCTTAATAGTTCTGCGTATAGTTTTGCTTCATTTAAATTATTTACTAGGCTATCAGGATCAATATCCTGTGCAATAGCTAGTTCTCTCATTAAGTTTGGCAACTTAATAAATGGTGCTAGCATTGGGTTTGATACAGTCTGTAATAACGCTGTCAATCTTTGACTTCGTACTTCTTTTTGCATTATTGAATTTGTACCACCGGGCTTAATCTCTAAATCCCCTTGTATTTCAGGACTAGATTCGTTAAATTGCATATTCCATTGAAAGTATGCTTCACCTAATGGCTTGAGCATATAGTCATCAATATTTTTTATAACAGTCTTCATTGATAAGTTTGCCCCACCCATCAACATAGATAATCCTGCAGCAGTCCTTCCTGTTCCTGTTACACCTGTTTGTCCGTGTAGTATAGAAGGTATACCAGTTTGTTCGTCAGCTAACTGTCGGCTTATTTGATACATCTGCAAGTTTTCTGGTGCTGTGTTTGGAAACTTTAACCCATTGATTGCTGTTCCTGTTACACCAGATTGTCTTCTAAATATCTTGCCCGGAAACACATCCATGTTTTGTCCCGGAACTAAACTTGCTTCATCTACATCAAATACAAGATTACCTGCTAGTGCTAAGTTATCAATAGCCATTCTTACATGACCATTCATTAACATCTGTGAGTCTTCCATGTTTTCTGCAACTCCAATACCAAACATCTGGTAAGGATTTACTTCGTATGGGACAACTTGATATGGTATTCGTGCAGGTGTAAACGGATTTAACACACATCGTAAGACCATACCATTACAGATCCAAGCATTTATTTGTACTTGTTCAAGATCAGACATTGAGTTAGCTACATCAAGACCTGTTGCTCTAGCAAGTTGAGCATCTAGAACACCCCAGTATTCTAATACTTCAAAACGATTTTCTTTGTAGTTTGCTTCTGTCTCATCTTCTCGTATTGTATCTTCGTAATACTTATCTTCATAATTAGGACCTTTAGCTACACAATTTTCAATTGCTGTTGCATCAAAGAATGGAAGATTAATTAACGCACGAAACTGAGACTTATTAAGTCTATGTCTTTGTATTACATATTCAGCATCATCAATCGATGTTGCTGTAGGATCTGGAAAGAAATCCCAACAAGACACATGCTCCATACGTGGAACAGTTTTTTCGTAAGGTGTGTACTTCTTTTCACCACCCTCCCCTTTTGTCCACTTATGAACACGCTTATAAAAATTAAATGGTCCTTTTACAATGCCTGTGCCTAACATAGCCATTTCAAAGATAGCAGCTCTCATCGTATTAACGGCACGAGTATCAAGTAGTTGATCCTGTATTTGCTTTTCAAGAACCAATGCTGATTCCATTGCAGGAGATATTTGCACTTCACCAATCTTGGAAGCACCTTCAACAAGTGGTATTCCTTCATACTTATCAGCAAGACCTCCCAGTACGTTATCTTTAGGTGTAGCTTCCATTGCACCGGGAAGAACTTCTCTTCCATCCCCCTCAAACCCAAAAGGATCTTGAGGAGCTTGCAAATCATCAAGAGGTGTCTTTTGATGTGCAAACTCTGCTATTCCTTCAGGAACAGGAGTAGGCTCAATTGTAATTGGAAACTTTTTAGATCCAAAAAGTATATCTACAATTTGACCATAGGCAGCCAACACCTTTGTCTTTGTAATCTTTATAAAGACTTGTGATCGTTCTGACTCTCTATAGGTTGTACTTGAATCGTAGATACCCCTAAAGTTCTTGAACGAAGTCAGCCAACGCTGTTCATGGGTGTATCTCCCATTCTCAGCCCCATCAAATTTTTCTTTTATATATCCAACAAGACCGGGTAGTTGATCCTCTGGGGTTGCAACAACTACCTGCTCATCATCGGCTGGTTCAAGAAAGTTATCAGACATTATATATTAGTAGTCTCTTTGTTCTGCCATTGCAAACAATGAACCTTCAACTGTCGGCTTTGACTGTTGTTTTGGTGCATCTTGAGTAAGAACGTCTTGTGTTGTTCTTGTGTCAAATTGCAATCCTTCACGAGTCAACTCATTTGATCCCATTGGGTCATCGACAGATGTTTTATCTGAGTTCATAATGTACCCTGCATCATAGTTGTAGTTACCTTGTGGCATATTGCCCTCCTTTTAGTTTTGTAATTGTGATAATTGTGATCGGATTCTATTCATAAATCCACTTTCAAATTGTGAAGCTGCTGTTGCTACAGGTTTGGTTACAGCTTCGCTTGTTTCTTCTGCCATTTTTATGTCCGTGGGTGTTACTGGACTAAATGCTTCAGAAACATAGCCTAACGGTGTAGCTATTTGTGAAGGCATCCCTGTTTTTTCTTGAAGATACTCACTAGCTTCAGCCCCAGAAAAATATGCTCCGATAGGACCTACTTGCTTTAACGTTTCTATTCCAACAGCACCTGCTATAGGAAGAGCTACACTTTTAATTCCATCCCTTTTTGAAATTTCTGCTAACTTTTTAAAAAGATTATCTCGTCTAGTTTTTTTGTTATCTAATTTCTTTTGTTTAAATAGCTCGGTTGTTTTTTCTTTTTCACTAAATTTAGCTAACGCTTTTTTTGAAGTTGTTTCATCAATGTCTTCTTTGGATATATCTTTGTATATACCCACTTCTTTTTGAACACCTTCAGCAGTAGCTACAGCTTGATCCTGTGTTCTTTTTTGAGAAGCTTTAATTCTTTCTTGTTCTTGAGCTTGTAATTCTTCTTTACTTAATTTAATTTGTTGACCTTTAGAACCTTCTAAAGGTTTATCCATATCAAACTCTGGATATGTTATATTTAGATCAGGGTTATCAAGTTTTAAATTTAATCTAGTTGCTAATTCTCCAGAAGTCGTTACACCTAAAGCATCAGCCATAAACTTTTCAAGTTGCAATAACGTATCTGTTCTAGCTTGAAGTCCTCCCTCATCAATAATTGTAGCATAAAATTTATTTAAAACACTTTGCCCACCTAATTCACCTGTTCCATGCCCCATCAACTGAGCTGCAATTTCTGGTTTGTTCAAATCATTCGCTACGGCTGATGCAAATATTTTACGCATAGCTGAGTAGCCACTTGGTTGTGTCTTTAAATGTGCTAATACTTCTTTTGGTATTTTTGGAAATACATATTTATTTAAAGCATTTGAAATATCTTTTGTTCCAATATCAGGAAATAATTCTCCATCTACGGCATTTGCAAATCTTCTATCAAATATAGATTGCATTAAAGGTCCTAGCTCTTTAAGAGGATCTTTGCCTTTTCTACCTGCTCCTATATCTACATCTGGAGCTATTAAGCTATTTGTTTTTGGATCGTAATATGGTCTAGCAGGATATTCTTCAGAAGCTACAAAATTTCCACTTAAAGGATTGACCTCATTTGTCATAGATCCTACAAGATCTGCTCCTCTGTACCCAATTAAACTTGCTATTGCGGCATCACGTAATACTTCATCTGGTATACTTCCTACTGCTTCCAATACTGTTTTTAATAACCCTTTAGGAACTTTACCACTTGCAAGTTTTTTAGAACCTTTTATAGTTGGCACAGGCATATCATCACCTTTTGGTAACTCTGCAGTGCTAGTATATCTGTTTTCAAAAGCTTTTCTATCAGCTTCAGGAAATGTTCCTGCTTCTTTGACAGTTATAAAATCATCTTCTAATGTAAATCCTTTTTTAAGTACATTATCTACATCTTTTACAACACCTGTAATGTTTTTAGCTGTTTGTAATGTATTTTTACCAAATGCATCATTAAATTTATTTGCAAAATCTTTTGCTCTTTCGTCAAGTAAAAGAAATGGATCTGTTGGAACTCCATCTCTATACATTTTATTTAAAATATGTGTTCTTACAGAGGTATCCCCACTTTGCACAAGATTTTTAATTTCTTCACGAGTTGGAATATTTCCATCAGGAAATAGCCTTTCTTGAAATTGTAAAAAATTATCAACTTTTTTTAATCTAGCTTTAGTCATTAATATCCAAATGTACTATTTACTGGTTGGTATGTTTGATCTTTTATTCCCTGTAGACTTTTATGTATTGAAGCATATCCACTGGTTCTAGTCATTACTAGATAACGCAACGCATCATATGCGTGGTCTTCTGCTTTTGTATCTACATCTTCTGAATTACTTTTCGACAACGGTATTCCTGCAAGTTGTCTAACTGTGTTACTACATGTATTAAATATACGGATTCTGGGTAACTTTGTCAATGGGTTATCTGCTAATCGTCTATGTATTTCCATCTTACCCTGTAGTCTGTTTCTATCGGATGGTGTCCACCTTACACCCAAACGCATCATAGTCTCTGCAATCGAAGGACCAAACCCTGTCTTGTTCCAACACGATGAGTCAAGTACAGAGTAATGTGGTGTGGGTTCAAGTTGTTCCATCTCCAGTATTTTGTCAGCAAGTTGTTCTGCTGTGTGTTGTTTTACGTAGAGTTCTTTATAGATCCAGATGTTGTTGTCCCAATCTATAGCTCCCCACAATACACAGGATGGACTTGCATATCCATAATCCGCTGCACGTATTCTGGGCCAGTTGGTCGGCATTTCAAATGGCTCGACAACGTGCTTTGGTTTAGAAAACTCTGGGAAGGCCGCTCCCTCTGCGACATCCCAATCCCCATCAAGAAGTCTCTTCCGTTCAACTTCTGGGAGCGATCTGAGCATGGCTTCGTATCTGCCATCTTGCATCAGATAGGGATTATCAGTCAACCGTGCAGGAATAAACTTTCGGTAGAACAACGGTTGCCTTGCTTTCTCGTGACCCTCTGGGTATAGTAACTCTTGTCGTGTTTCTATATCTGTGGCTGGAAAAGGTTTATTGTATTCATGTGGATCAATGTACATCTTCTTAATCCACCACCCTCCAACTCCACCGGGGTTTCCAGTACAACGCATAGACATGTTTGGTCTTAGTTCGTCATCTGTTGTACGTAGTCTTGAACGCAAGTAATCCCACACGTATGGTGTGGGGTATTGTGTTATTTCGTCTATTCCTATCCAGTTAAAAGCCTGTCCCTGAAATCGAGTAACATCTTTGTCTCTGTCCAGATAAGTAAACCACATCGTTGCCCCGGAAGGGAACACCCACGTGGATTTTGATTCTCTAAAGTGTGCTTTCGGAAAAGCTTTAGTATATAGTTGTCTTGACTTGTCTATTAGTTCTGTTAGTTCGTCAAGTGTTCTCCTAAGAAGTAACCCACGATGATTAGGATTATGGCAATACCTAAGAGGATCGACCAGTAGAGCAAACGACTTGCCCCCACCTGCCGCACCACCGTATAGTACATCTTCTTCGGAAGACGATAAAAACTCTTCTTGAGGACCGTTATTAGGTTTAAATATAATTTCCTGATCATCGACCAGATCAGATACAGGTTGTAACGAATTGAGTTCGTCACCCAAGTCCACAACTTTTGAAGTTCCGTTAGACAGGTTCTTGGCAGTGTTTTCAATACGTTTAGCATTTTGTCTGTGTTTCTGTACTTTCTTTGCAGCCTTGTTAGCTTGTCGCCTTTCAGCTGCAAGTTTTTTACGAGTTGCTCTCTTAGCTCGTTCTAATGATGAAATGTTATAAGATTCCTTTGGAGCATTAGGATCTTTTCTTGGGCGACCACGTGAGGGCATTATTTTTTATTATATATATCTTGATGTGAAATATTACGTGTGGTAAATACGCTTGGTTTTTTTACATTAAACACTCTGGGTTTGCGTATATTAAATACTCGTGCAGCTTTACCATAAAAAGATACTGCTGGTCGTGGTGGTTGATAAGTGTTACCCATTAACTTCTATTCCTTTTTTAGGTGGAAGCAATACTACTCCGTGTAATGCCTGTACATTATGGTTATGTGTTTCCTCTCTACCCAGCCCAACCCTGTTTAACAGCGATTCAGCAGCCTTTAAACGCACATCATCCCCTCTTTCGACCTGTGGGGTGTCGATCATACTAATTAGCCTGTTAGTAGCCTTCACAGAAGCACTAGCGAGTAGGTTCTTTGACCGTGTTATGATCTCATCGGCTAATTTGCTTCGCAAATATCCTGCAGAACCCTTCGTGTACCCAGCATTTTCAGCTGCAGCGACTACATGGCCGCCATTCTCGAACAAGTTTTGTAGGAAAAGCTCTTCTTTTTCTGAAATCTTAGTAGATTTGCGTTTTTCTGGTAGTAAGTTCATTGTAATCTCTGTTATTATGGTGCGTAAGTCTACGAACTGGATGCAAACTAAGCTTTATCTGTGCCAATGTGACATCTTGCACCTATAATACATACTTATAATACTAATTTAAAAAAAATTTGTCAAGGGGGGTTGACGAAATTGATTTCAGACGGTACAATGCAGATGAACCTGCCGAGGATATATATAGTATACCCAATAAGTTGCCCCAATGCGTTGCATATGGGGCTTTTTTAATGAGTATACTCAGTGAGTTGCAAAGTTTCCCATACATATAACCCTAAAATATAAAAAATATCCCTAGATTGCTAGCAAGTGCTAGAGTACCCCTAGTGTCCCTTTGTATATATAGGCATATATCATTATTAATAACCATAAATGACAGACATTTATATAATATAAAGTTTTGCAACAAGTAAAGCTTGTATTAATAGTTTTTCTTGCGTGTGTGTGTGTGCAAACTTGCATTGACATATTAATTAACAATACAATTAATTATTAATACTGTCTTTCAGTGTCTATAAAAATAGCATTTAAAACATACAATCCAACAAATACAATTAGATATTTATATTTTAATTAAGACATAAAAAAACCCCCCAGAGATTAATCTGGAGGGAAGTTTAGGAGGAAATTAAGTTATATATTAATTAAGATTAGATGAAAAGTATTTTGTTCTATATTCTTTCATTGAACGTTGAACGTTTTCTTCTACTTTTTTATCTGCTCTATAATTGTTTGCATCACGCAACCAACAGGCAACGCAAATATATTTATTATTTTCTTGAACAAATAAATAACGTGATTGTTTTTTATTACAAGCTGAGCAATAAATAATATCTTGAGAAAAATCACTCATCTTAATATGTTCTTTCAGTACTTTGCATTATCATATTATCATTATCATCAATAATATAATCTTTTATTTTTACTTGTTTATTAGATGTTCCATAGCACGTAATACCTTGAGCATCTAATAACTCCGATAATGCATCAACTTGCATCTTTATTGATCTTAATTGTAAAGCTATTAAATTAAGATCTTTATAATCATTAACAATTACGTTTTCTAAATTAGATTTACTTACTTTAATAATTTTATGCATTTTTTAATCCTTTGCATTAAGTTGAATTTAATCATTAACATTTAAATTTGCTAATAAATAAGTATTATTTTTTATTAACTTTAAAGTCAATTCTTTTTTTTCATTAAGAAATATATTCCTATACTTCCCAGTTGTTGTTGAGTAATCCCATCTTAAATTATCCAAGATAACAAGTGGTTTATTATAATCAACTACC